CGGTAGCGTTGTCCACACGTATCACAAATTGCCCACGTAAGCTTGCCTGCGGCAAAGGCCATTTATCCTCCCCAAGGCGGTATTGGTCTAGGTGGCATCGTTGGAGGGCCAACCGGAATAGTTGGAGCCGGCATCGATGGAGGCGGAGTTCCAGGGCCTGGCATCGTTGGAGGGCCAATCGGCTGTGGACCCCAAGGAATAGTAGGCATTGGAGGTTCTGGACCGAAGTCCCAAGGATCTCTAATGGGTCGGTCTCTTCCTAAACTTCGTATTTGAGCCTCAATTTGTCTTAATTGTTCCCTTAACTGTTGTCTTTTTCTTTTCAAAGCTGCAAGACTTACTCCCGGTGGTCTTGGGGGCATGGGCCCATCTGGTCCCCCTATAGGTGGTCTTGGTGGTGGCTGTGGCAGGAACCGTTTAAATCCAGGAGGAAGGGGTTTCATACGTTCACCTCCTTTACCAGGGAATAAACTTGCTAAACCTTTTTTTCTTTGTAATTCTTCTAATAATGCCATTTCTTTCTCCTTAAATAACTAATCTCGGCGGTATAAACTTAGAGCTTACAGAATCAATGTCTTCAAAGGCCGCTCTA